GACTGCGCTCAAACGTTAATGAGCGGTGGTGTTGACAAAATGGACAAATATACATATATTTGCGGAAAGATTCATGCTATGGATCAAATTAAACAGGAACTCTCTAACCTGCTAAACCCTAAGGAGCCAGAACCAGATGACGAAACAAACATCGCACGCATTAGAAGATAAGTATAAAGAAGAAGCTGAAGAAGCTAAAAAAGAAACTCAAGAAACAAATCTAGATAAGTTACCACATCCTACAGGATGGCGTATACTTGTTATGCCCTTTCAAGTTAAAGAAAAAACTGAAGGCGGAATTATTATTGCACAAGAATCATTAGACAAAGCACGTGTAGCAACGCAAGTTGGATATGTACTAAAGATGGGTGATCTCTGTTACAAGGATGAAGAAAAATATCCGACAGGACCATGGTGCAAAGAAAAACAATGGGTGGTCTTTGCAAGATATGCAGGATCACGTATGCAGATTGATGGTGGTGAGATAAGAATGTTAAACGATGATGAGATACTAGGGACTATAGAAGATCCTGAAGATCTTATTCACGCAATGTAAATCATAGAGGAGGATAATCTATGCAAGAAGATAAAATAGATGTCGGTGAAACCGATGAACAGGAAACAGAAATTGAATTAGATGCTGCACCTGTTGAAGAAACACCAGCTGAAGAAATAGTTGTTGAAGAAGTAAAAGAAGAAGCTGTAGAAACAGCACCTGTTGAAGAAAAACCAAAAGACGAACTTGGTGAGTATTCAGAGGGAGTACAAAAAAGAATAGCTAAGCTAACTCGTAAAATGAGGGAAGCTGAAAGACAAAAGGAAGAAGCTATTACTTATGCACAAAATCAAAAACAAGAAGCTGAAAAGTTAAGAAACAAATATAAAACTTTAGACAGTTCTTACAATCATGAATTTGAAAAAAGAGTTACTACAAACATTGACGCTGTAAAGAGTAAATTAGCAAATGCTATTAATGCAGGTGATGTAGAGGCGCAAGTCGCTGCTCAAACTGAGCTTGCACAACTGTCAATGGATGCAACTAGACTAGCAAGGATTAAGGAAATGCAAGAAAACTTGCCTGCAGAAGTTGCACAACAGCAACAAGTTCAACAACAGCAACAAGTTCAACAACAGCAACAACCTGCTCCAGTAGACCCTAGAGCAGATGCATGGGCGCAGAAAAACCCATGGTTTGGTACAGATAATGCAATGACTTACACTGCATTTGACATACATAAAAAGCTAGTTGAAGACGAAGGATTTGACCCACAAACAGATGACTATTATTCTGAGGTTGACAAGCGAATAAGACTTGAATTCCCACATAAATTTGATAATGTGGAGTCAACTACGACAACTGCACCGACGCAGAACGTAGCAAGTGCCAAACGTCCGGCCACAAAAGGACGCAGAAAAACTGTGAAACTCACACCTTCACAGGTAGCAATTTCTAAAAGATTAGGTGTGCCACTTGAAGAGTATGCGAAACAATTAGCCGCGAAGGAGGTATAAGCATATGGAAAAAGATAAAATGAAAACCACTCGCGTGAGTCAATCTAGAGCAAAAACTGAAAAGCCTAAGATTTGGACTCCTCCATCATCACTGGACGCACCACCTGCGCCAGACGGATATCGACATAGGTGGATAAGAGCTGAAAGCATGGGGTACGACGATACCACTAACATGGCAGGTAAGCTTAGATCAGGATGGGAGTTAGTTAGAGCTGACGAATATCCAAATGATAATTATCCTTCTATAGATAACGGCAAATACGCAGGTATGATCGGGGTTGGTGGCCTTGTGCTGGCAAGGATATCTGAAGAGCTCGCGAAATCGCGTGAAGAGTACTTTGCAAAAATTACTCAAGATCGAAATGATGCAATTGAAAACGATGTCTTGAAGGAACAGCACCCAAGTATGCCGATTAATCAAGATCGACAGACTCGTGTAACTTTTGGTGGCTCGAAAAAAGACTAATCTTTTCTCAACCATCGATTTAACAATAACCCTTTAAGGAGGAAAACAACTATGGCAAATTTAGACTCGCCAAACGGGTTCAATCCTATTGGAAAAATCGGCGGTGGTACATCACCGGCAATGAACAAATACACTGCTGTTGCAGGGCACAACGTTCAAATATTTCAAGGCGATTTATGTAAATTAAACGCAGGAAATATTGAAAGAGGTGCAGCTGCTGACACAGCATTTGTAGGAGTTTTTTGGGGATGTAACTTTGACGATTCCGATGGAAAACCCACTTTTAAAAACAATAGACCGGCTGCTCAAGTAGCGTCTATGTTTATCTATGACGACCCTTACCAAACCTTTGAGATACAAGGTGATGCTGCTTCAGCACAAAGTAACTTGGGTAACTTAGGTGACATTAACGCGGGTACCGGTAATACATCAACAGGTGTTTCAGCAATGGAAGTTGATTCAGCAAACTTTGGCGGCGCAAATAAAATTAATGTTCGTGTCGTTGGACTTTCTGACAAAGAAGGTCGTAATGAGGTTGGTTCAGCCAACTTGCTGTATGAAGTTCTTATTAATGAACACGTTTACAAATAATAGCAGGAGGATAATTATATGGCTATATCAAGACAACAGCTCGCTAAAGAGCTAGAGCCAGGTCTGAATGCATTATTTGGACTTGAGTACAAAAACTACGAAAACCAACACGCTGAAATTTATGATACAGAAAATTCTGATCGAGCATTCGAAGAAGAAGTAATGTTATCAGGTTTCGACAAAGCTGCCGTTAAGTCAGAAGGCGCAGCAGTGGTTTACGATAGCGCGCAGGAAACTTACACTGCAAGATATCAACATGAGACAATTGCTCTCGCTTTCTCTATTACTGAGGAAGCTGTTGAAGATAACTTGTATGATAAGATTTCAACTCGTTATACGAAAGCACTAGCACGTTCTATGGCTCAAACTAAGCAACTTAAAGCTGCTGCAATTCTAGATGGAGCTTTCACTACTTCTACAGGTGGTGATGGTGTTGCACTTTGTGCAACTAACCACCCAGTAATTGCTGGAACGTTTGCAAATGAATTAGCGACACCCGCTGATTTATCTGAAACTTCATTAGAGCAGTCTTTAATTGACATTGCTAAAATGACAGACGAGCGTGGACTAAAAATTGCTGCTAAGGGAATGAAATTAATCATTCACCCATCTCAGCAATTTGCAGCTGAAAGAATCATGAAATCTGCTCTAAGAGTTGGCACTGCTGACAATGATGCAAATGCGATGAAATCAATGGGAATGATACCACAAGGATTTGTGGTAAATAACTTCCTAGCTGATACAGAGTCTTTCTTCATTAAGACAGATGTTCCTAACGGAATGAAACACATGGTTAGAGCACCAATCAAAACTGCCATGGAAGGCGATTTTGAAACTGGTAACGTTAGATATAAAGCTAGGGAAAGATACAGCTTCGGCTTCTCTGATCCTAGAGGTATCTTCGGATCTCCAGGTGTATAATCAGTAAGGTTATAAACCATTTTAAGGGGCGCTTCGGCGCCCCTTTTTATTTGCATTTACTAAATTAAAAGCGTATATTCGAAGAAACACAGACTTGACCAGACGGCCTCGCGACTGTGTTAATTAACAGGAGGACATAAACATGGGTACAACTACTTTTTCAGGACCGGTTAGATCAGAAAGCGGGTTCGAAGATATAACAAAAAATGCAACTACTGGTGCTATAACTAGTAATGCTTCTTACAACAAAGCCATTAGAGGCGGTGTACAAGCATTATCAGGCGCAGGAGCTGCAGATATTGTAAACCTAATAACAGAGCTTACTACAGGGGCTGGAGCCGCTGCAGTAACTTTAGCTGATGGATCAACTTCAGGACAAATTAAAATCATCAACCATATTGTTGATGGTGGTGGAACTGCAACAGTTACTCCAACTACATTTGCAAACGGAAGCACAATTGCTTTCGATGCAGTAGGTGAATCAGTTACTTTAGTTTGGAATAGTACTGTCGGTTGGGTTGCTAGCTCAGTAAACGGCGCAACAGTAGCTTAATACAAAATTAAATGTGGGGCTTCGGCCCCACTAATTTAGGAGGATAATATTATGTCAGGTGGAGGATCTTTCACATCAGACCAGAGAACAGCTCAAGCAACTGCTACCGGCCCTTTAGTCGGTGGGCCTTGCAGAGTTACATCTATTCAAGCAAAGGGCAACGCAAGTGGTTCTGTTATTTTGCATGACAATGCAACTACAGGAGCAGGTACAGCTCATACATTTCTTTTTGGAACAGAAGGACTAGAAGTTTTTGTTCCTGGAAGTGGTATTAGAATGAAAAATGGTTGTCACTTAACAATCTCTGGATCAGGCAGCTGCACTATTACTTTTAACTAGGGGGCTAAATGGCAACATCAGGTACTACTAATTTTGAGAGTGGTTTCTTAATTGATGACATTATTGAAGAAGCTTACAATAGAGTAGGCTTAGATTCTGTTAGTGGTTATCAGTTAAAATCAGCAAGACGTTCTTTAAATATAATGTTTCAAGAATGGGCCAATAGAGGACTACATTATTGGGAAATAGGTAATCTAGATATTGATCTTGTTGAAGGACAGGGAGAGTATAAATTTTTTAGAGACGCTGCTGATGGTACAAGCGCAACATCAATACCTAATGGTATTCATGGAATAGATGATGTTTTAGAAGCTGCGTTTAGAAGAAATAGAGCGACTACAAATCAATCAGATTCGTCTCTTAGTAAAATAGACAGAAGTACGTTTCAAAGTTTATCAAATAAACTTACAAAGTCTCAACCTTCTCAGTATTACGTTCAAAGATTTAGTGATAATATTACAATTACTCTTTACCCTACACCTGATGCTGACGCGGCTGCTCAACACGTTACAATGTACTATGTTAAACGTATTCAAGACGTAGGTGGATACAGTAACACAGCAGACGTACCTTATAGATTTGTACCTTGTATGGTTTCTGGTTTAGCTTATTACCTTTCTCAAAAAGTAAAACCTGAGCTAACTAATAATTTAAAAATGTTGTACGAAGATGAGTTTAATAGAGCCTTAGTAGAGGATGGGTCTTCTACTAGCACGTATATAGCACCACAGGCATATTACCCAAATTTATAGGTGATGTAGTTAATGTCTAGATTTTCAACAGGAAAAAATGCTAAAGCAATTTCAGACCGAAGCGGTATGGCATTTCCATATACAGAAATGGTTAAAGAATGGAACGGTGCTTTTGTACACCAATCAGAGTTTGAACCAAAACACCCACAACTAGAACCTAGAACACATTTAGGAGATGCTGAAGGATTACAAAATGCTAGACCTGCTAGAACAGAACCTCCTGTACCACAAATATTAACAGCTAATTCTCTTGCTGCAGGAGCAGTAGATTCTATTTTAGTTAATGTTAATTTACCTGGTCATGGATACAGCACTGGAAACCGTTTAAGATTTAGAGGAGTAGAATCACACTTTCCTATTTACCCTCAAGTAGCAAGAGTTGATGACGACAATATTAATGATGCCAGAGGACATGTTCTTACAAAAATAGATGATGAAAATTTTTCATTTAGTCCAAATGATTTAGTAGAAAATTTTTTAACTGACAATTGTGTCCCAGGAACCACGACTGTATATGTAGATCTTGATGGTACATTAACAGAATATTATCAAGCTATCGCAACATTTGCTATATCACAGGGTTTGTTAGCTTCAGACGGTGATTGGTATAATATGACTCCGGCAATCGAGTTACAAGCGGCTGCAGCTGCTCCTTCAACTTTTTTTCAAACTTTAGCTAAAAGAGCAGAAGCTGATGCATTAATTGATTTAATTATAGCTAAGAATGGATCTTGGGAAGTTTTATCATCAACTACATCTACTTCTATAACAAATCAAAAAAATGCATGGGTTACAGCAAACTTTGGAACTATTGGCTCAGGTGTTGGTAGAGCTCCAGCAGCAACAAATTACACTACAAATTTTAATAAAGGATCTTATGGTGGAGCAAATAAATTATTGATTGATGACAGAACTGACTATGTTGATCAATTTGTAGCTGGTGGAGGTAAAGCCTTTAAATATTATGAAAGTGGTGGTATAAGGAACTTTGGAGGAGCAGGAATGTCAATAGGACCTGTTAGTATATTACCATGACCACATACGCAGAACTAGTAACACAAATTAGAGACTATGCAGAAACAGACGCTCAGGTTCTGACTACAACTATTATAAATGACATTATAGCTCATGCAGAAGATAGAATTTTTAGAAACGTTGAGCTAGATAATTTTAAAGAATACATCAGCGGTAATACAGCGGCTAATAACAGATTTGTAAGTTTACCAGGACAGACAACCTCTGCTACCACACCAACAATTAGCGATATTGCCACAATAAGATATGTTACAATATACGTAAACTCAGGCACTAAAGAGAGATTTGAGCTGGAAAGAGTTGATGCAGATTTTTTAAATGAATATTATCCTACTCCAGAAGTAGGGTCGACAGCTAAGCCTAGGTACTATGCGACTTGGGACATGGGCACAATAGCTATTGCGCCTACACCAAATGCGGTGTATAAATTTGAGATTGGTATTACTAAAAAACCAACAGGCTTAGGTACCGGTAATACGACTACATGGGTTAGCGTAAATGCTGAACGTGCTTTATTATATGCCTGCATGGTGGAAACTTTTAAGTTTTTAAAAGCTCCACAAGATCAACAAGTATATGAACAAGCTTTTCAAGAAGCTCTTCAAGAACTTGCTCAAGAACAATTAGGTAAAAAACGAAGAGATGAATATAGGGACGGAAGTTTACGTATTCCTATACCTTCTCAAAACCCTTAATAGGAGAAAATTATGGCAATATCACAAGCAGTTTGTAATGTTTTTAAACAAGAGCTTTTAAAAGGTAATCACGATTTCGATGGTGGTGCTACTTACTATATTGCGCTTTATACTTCTTCAGCAACTATGGGTGCAACTACTACGAAATATGTAACAACTAACGAAATAACAAACGCTTCTGGTTCTGCTTATTCAGCAGGGGGAAAAGTTTGTGGCAGCCCATCAGTAACTGGTGGTCAAAATGCTACTACAGCATTTGTTGACTTTGCTAATGTTAGTTGGGCTAGTGCTTCATTCACTGCGAATGGTGCTTTGATTTACAGACAAGATGGTAGTGCTCCAACTAATGATGCTGTTGTTGTGTTAGCGTTCGGTGGTGACTTTACAGCTTCAAACGGAACATTTGAAATTCAATTCCCAGCAAACGGTGGTGGATCAGAGATCATCAGATTAGGGTAAGGAGTTTAAATGGCCCTTGTTCTTAATGATCGAGTCAAAGAGACTAGCACCAGCACAGGTACGGGTACAATAAATCTCGCTGGAGCCTCTCAAGGCTTCACGACTTTTGTTGCTGGTATTGGTAATAGTAATACAACTTACTATTGTATAGAAGCTGATGGTGGAGCAGACTTTGAAGTAGGTATTGGTACTGTCACTGACGCAACTCCCGACACACTCTCACGTGACACAATTCTTAGAAGTTCTAACTCTAACAATGCTGTAAACTTTGGCGCAGGTACAAAAAATGTATTCTGTACACAACCTGCTAGTAAAGCAGTGTTCGAAGATGCAAGCGGTAATGTAACAGTTGCCGGCACAGTTGATGGCATTGACATACAAACTAGAGACGGAGTTTTAACTTCTACTACAACTACAGCTAACGCCGCTTTACCTAAAGCTGGCGGAACTATGTCAGGCAACTTAGTTTTAAGTGGCGCTAACATAACTATGTCAGGTTCAGAAACAGTTGATGGCGTAGATATTTCAGCAAGAGATTCAGTATTAACTTCTACAACTACTACTGCTAA